TTACTTTTGTTCATTTATCATTCTCCGAGTTATAGACGAGGATGTCTATTATGTTGTTATTATACATGTTATTTAGGTTTTTGTCAAGCATTACTTTCATTATTGGATCCTTTTATATAACCAAAATAGTCTTTTGCTATCCTTAAATGAACTTCCTTAATGTAATGTTCACCGTCTAACCTATATTTGTCTGTGTCTATGTCCATTTCAAACTTTTCTTTTAGAAAAGCTTCTGCACTTTTATCTGCTTTGATACAAGATAATTTTTCAAAAAAATCAATATGTTTTGGCATGAATACTCTGTTGTTAATAGTCCAGAGATACCATTTGATGTTTCTTTTCCGTAACATTGTATCTATTGCAAATAGATCTATGCAAAAATCTTTATATTGTAAATGTGTAACTAATTCGTGCCATAATTTAGAATAGGAATACTTTTCGTTTAACGGAGCAAAGTTGTAATCGTCTTTGCCGTCATAAAATTGGAATCCTTTAAATTCTTCATACACTGTTGACCTAGGCTTCTCAGTTAGTTCAACGTAGTCATCTGTTATTCTATGATCACAATACCTATGAATAAGTGTGTCTTTTTCTTGTTGGTCATCTATAAAGTGATCTGCTTTTATTCCATCACCTACGTCTTGGTTTCTGGAACAGGCCATTAAAAACCTGTTCCAATAAGTAGATTGTATAAAAACTTCGTCTATGTCATTGTAACGTTCTAACATAGCTTTAAGCCAAATAGGATATTTTCTATTACAGGCACCTGGCGCACTATAAATTATAGATTGTTTATTATTTTCACGTGCATAAATTTCCGCATAGTTATTACTATGCCAGGCATTTATCTGTCCACCCATTTCATAATAGCCATGTGAATGGCTATCGCCTAAGAATAAAGTTTTAGTCATTACCGTTGAAGTACTTGTTAAGCATTTCCAACCTATCGTCAGCGGCCGCTAATTTATCAAGCTCTGCAATCACTGCCTCAGTAACATCTGAATGTTCACCAATACCTGCTGGCATAGTCTGATAAACTTTGATGTTAGCTACATGAACAGCAACTTCACCTTCTGCTTGTTTTTTAGCCGCTTCTAATAAAGCATCACCTGGCTTCATTTTTACCTCCTAATACTTCCCTTTTTCAGGGATCACATGTCGCACTCCACCTTTTGGATCTTCCATATCACCCCTGCGACGTGGGATAAGATGGATATGTGGATAAGGAATAGTTTGACCTGCTTCCGTACCTACATTCTGTCCAATGTTATAAGCATCACAAAAACCTTTTTCTACCCATTCATATCCCCAGCCATATGCGGCTTTGTAACATTTTTGAATAGCTTCAAATGTTTGTTCTTTAGGCACAAAAAGAATATGTCCTTCTGTAACCGGATACTTATCTCTGTAAACTGTATAATCTCTAGTATCTATTAAAATATCTTCCCAGGGTGTTTCGTTATATTCCATAATTAAATGCCACCGTAATTCTTTCTTTATCTACCATTTGTTGATTCACCTTGTGCAACAAGTAACTTGGAAATATAATCACAGTACCTGTTGTTGCAACACAAGTCACTTCTGGTGAATTTGATTCAGTTAATTGTGTAACACCTGTTCTCGGCCAGTGTGTTTTTTGATTTGTGTTTACTAATGTGAGGCCTGGATGATCTTGATCTGCCTGTACATAGTATACACCACTCCAAACACTTGGCATGTGATGATGTTCCTCATGATATGTGTATTTCCTGTTGATACTAAACCAACTGCTCTCTAGTTTAGGTTTACCGTTAAGTTTAGATTCTTCATGGCACTTATCTATAACGGTATCCAAAAAACTTTTAAGTCCGCCTAATTGAGGCATATTTAATACATCACTGTTTACTCCATAAGAAGTATAACCATTTGCAGAATATTTTACTGGACTAGGATCTTTTTTCTCTTGTTCTAAAAAGGTTGGTACAACTGATTTTTGTAATTCCTGTGCTTCGTTAAAATGCGATCTATAAACCTTTGTTGGAAAAATTAATTGTGTGTCAATCATACTTGCCTACCTTTTCCCAAGGATATACAAGCCATACATCCTTTTCCTTTTTATTAACTTCATGACATGAATAGTTAACTTGGAATTTAAAGTCGCTTGACAAGTTATCTGTGATGACAGCAAACCTAACATTTTCACACCAGACATTACGCCAGTGTGTGTCTGTAGGAAAACAACTCTGTTGCCAATCATCAACTATCCAATTAAACGTAGCACCAGTGTCGTTTATGTCATCTACTATTAAAATATTCTTTCCTTGTCCACCCGAGTCTTGATGCGGAACACCAAATGCATCATCTGCCATCCAACAAGCACTTTCACTTATCCTATTATCATCACGTAGGCTAACCTTTAGAGCTTCACAACGTATGCCAGTCATGTTAGAAATAATAGTTGCAGGAACATTACCACCTCTTGTTATACCAACGATGTAGTCTGGTCTCCATGCATCAGCATACATTTTGTTTACAATATCTAAACAACAGTTTTCTATATCTGTCCAAGTGTAGTAAAATTTATTTGGCATACATTTTTTCCTTTAAATATTTTTCATTATGAATCCAACGGTAGCCTTCAAATTGTACATGGCGAACAAATCCCCATTCCTTTTTCTTTTTGCCCATAAAAAATATACTCCAACAGGGTATTTCTTTTCCGTTTTCATCTTTTTCTAATTCTAACCAATGAAGGTCATTTGCTTTTCTAAATCTAATATGTCCAGGACCACGCCATTCTCTAGTGCTTCCTACGACGTTTCCTTCTTGTGATATAATAGGAATATGTTCCCAATATCCTCCTTTAAGGATAATTGCACCCCAGTTCCATGGATGATCATGTAACGTAGGTTCATCACTTACTAAAACTTTATGAATAGTAATATTGAAGGGAAATTTTTTCCTATCCTTTAGGAAAATGTAATATCTGACTAGGTAGGGAATTTTGCCTGTTCTATCTGTAATAACTCTTTTTCTATTTTTAAAAAACCCAAACAAATTAAGCCTCCTGTTTACCTTTCCAGTCTTGATACACAAGATCATATATATTCTTAAACTTTTCGTATGCAATTTTCAGTGTAGGATATTCACCACACATATCTTCTATTTCGTTTTGATCAAGAAAGTGTTTATCCATATAATCATCAGTAGTCAAAGTATCTAATGTAATGGTGTTGTTAAGATCGGCAGTGTCAATAGTATACGTGGGATCTAGTGAGCCCCACTTATAAGTTGATACACTTTCATCTGCACTTCCTATTGTAATTGTGTAGTCTTTATAGTCATCACCCATTTGATATTCTCCTATACAATGCATCTCCGTGGAAGAACTGTTTCAATGCCACCTTTTGTTTATCAAAATATTTTAGGTAGTCATTATAGTTGTCCATATAGTTTGTAATAATATTCATCAACTCACTCTTATGTTTTTTGTATTGATCAAAATTCTTTGTAAGTATAGATGGATATTTAAATTCATGTATTGCCATTTCCTTATAGCTTAACCTATCTGGAACCATAGGAATAGTATCAACTAAGACACCTTCATACCAGCTTATACCAAGTGTCTCTTGTAAGTTTGCACTAAACACTAATTTTGCTTGTCCAAGTAAATTATGATATTCATTCTTTGTTAATTGTTTTTCTTGGCAAACTATAAATTCATATTGTGGTAACGACTCTCTTAAGTCATAAAATATTTCTGGTTGTTTTTCAGGAGCAATTCTATGCGGGAAAAGAATAATGTCTTTCTTTTCCATATTTTTATATTGTGTAAACGTAGGACCTAAGTACTCCATAGGCCATCCAGCTTTTACAAATTTCTTAGGATCTACAGTATCTATAGCAGGATTACCTGTTGGCCTAAACGTATGTTGAAACAACTCTATGTGAAACTGTGTTGCAAAGAAGTTATCATCATAACATTCAAACATACTACGTTCTGCATTTCTCACCCAAGGTTTATCACCTATCAGTCTACCTAAAAAGTCTTGCGGATCATAACTACCAGCATGCCACATACCACCAACGCGAATGTTAACACCCAATAGTTCTGCCATATAACGTAATTGAATAACTGTAGGATTCCAAGCATCAGTATAGAGAAAATAGTCGCCATCTTTAATAGTTCCTTCACAGAACATCTCTCCTATTTGTTCTAACTGGTTACTTTTATAAACATTAGTTCCACCAAAATTTAGAAACGCCCCAGGAGTTGTAGCCTGGGGTGTCTCTCCTCCACTAATCACTTTTACAGTTTTATTTGTAGCTTTTTGCAGTTGTGAAGGCAAATATTCCTTCCACTGTTTTGTATAACGTGTATCAACTGCTTCAATATCTACAATATAAATTGTCATTAGTGTTTCCTTCTAAAATATCCTTTTGGTCTTTTCTTGCCTTTTCTAAAAGCACAAAAGGCCTGCCAGGCTCTACTTTTATTGTTGTAGAGATCCTTTTCATTAAAAACATAGCCATCATGGCCATATGCGAATGCCTCACGGCAAAAGTTCTTGAAAGATTCGAGATCGTCAAAGATTTTTACAACCGATGGATTGTTCTCGAAGTATTCACCCTGTTTCACTTGTGTGTCTCCTTTAGTAGCTAGGGTATTCAATATGAGCACCGTTTTCACCGTCCTCTGAAATGTCAATATGTACCTCACGACCTGGATACCTATCAGTAATCTGTTGATATAAATCATCAGACATCATTTCACATGATTTGTAATCTAGTTCTAACGTTTTTTCTGCGTAAAGTTTCTCCATCCATCTTTTAAATTGAATAAACTCAATATCTCTGTCATTGTGTGTAACAGTGATACCTACTTTGAAATGAAAGATATGTCTATGTGGATAACCTAAAAATGACACATCGTACTCGTCACCAGTTGCTAACTTTGGATCATCCAAAGCCGCAGGATATTTGTGTATACCTTCCTTTCGAAAAGTAACCCAAATCATTCTTTTTGCATTATTCATTGCGTTTGCCTTGTTTTGTTTTTTATCTTCTTCTCGCATATTTCTCAACATATAGTCATAATAACGTTCTTGTTGTGCTTCCATTTATAATACTACCTTTAGTGCTCTTTGTCAAGTATAATTGGTTGATCTTTTTCATATTCTTCCCATGCAGTAAATTTGTTTCTGTCTTTCAGTTCATTTGCATAATAAACCCAAACACCAGGATTAGATGCTCTAAAATCCGAATCATCTATTTTGATACAAGCATTATAGTTCAGTTGTTCAACATAAGGCAATTTAACTGATATCATGCTTATAAATTGATCATGCTCATTATAGCCAGACTCTATTACAAAGTCATGATGTTTCACATCATAATCTAATGTTACCCAAAAACCTGCTTTTAAAAGTTCTGTAACCATTTCGTCCCAGCCTTTTGTTTCTTCTTGAGTACCAAATTCTCCAGTAACAGAAAAACTTTGATTAGCACCTAAGTACACGTGATCACAGTTATTTCGTGTTGCTAATTTAATAATATCTCTATACGGTTTGATGCCTACAACAAACAATGTATCCTTATCATATGCAGGAGTTTTTTCTACTTCTTTACCTACAAAATATTCAACATCGCTTTTGTGTCCGTTGGCGTAGTCTCTATCCATTGTATATCTTATCCTTAATAGCAAGTTTTTGCTTTTTTAGTTTTAGTAAATTTTCTTTAGTAGCCCATGACCTATCTTCTGTTCTTTCATGCTCAACTTCCTCAACTTTTTTATGTAGATAATTGTGCATGTTTTCTAGCCTTTTTGCCTTTTTGGATTTCCTTCCTGTCGCCATACTATACCTCCTCAAATAGGTTTCCAAATTGTGTAGAAGCATTAACAGTCTTTTTACCAACTGCACCTCTTGTTCCAATGATGCTCATCCAAAATTTACTAAATTCTTCAATCACTGCATTTGCTTCATCTCTATTGCTTGTGGCAAATATTGCCTCAACAACATCTCTAAAATAAACCCTATCAAAGGATTCATCTACTAGCATGGAAGGAATAATGTTGTTGTCATATTTTCTATTTGCTTCTTGCACTGCATTTATATGACTCCAAACATTGTGGCCCATTTGTATAGCATAACTAAAACTATCCCAACTTGTTTTACCTTCCTTGCCTATCTTATTTAGGTCTCCTGGTTTGTATATACAAACATCAGATACCTTAATATTTTGTGTCAACGGTGAATCTTCAAAGTTTTTAAATATCCCATCTTGTAACACTGCGTCTTTGAATAGTCTATTATCTGTAGAATACTTTTTGTCATCTACACTGGGCACCATTCTATAAACCCATTTTGTTCTGTCTTCTGTTTCTGTTTGAATGTATACTTGTCCATTAGCAGTTGCTAGAAAAGGAGAAGCACAATCAAATGTGATTGTAAAATTTTCATTGTGATATTTTCTAACTGCTCTCTGAACATCGGTAAGTAGTGTTGCCCATTCTAGTTTACTTGTACCAAGAAAGTGCATAAAATCATGTAATCCTTTTTCAAGCAAACCATCAAATCGCAAAGCAACTAATCTTTTCAACGCCAGGTGAATGTCACACATATTTTGTCCGCCCATCGACCAACCATTGAAATGATCTGTGTACTTCTTAGGATCACAGTAATCTTTCATCTGATTATACCAATCATCAGCATCAGCATGATTCTCGCCTTGTAATACATTCAAGAATTTACAATTACCATTTCTATTTTTCATAAAGTAATCGTTGTTTATTCTTGTTGCATTTACGGCATCTTGATAATTTGTAATTCCTGTTGCTTTCTGACCTGCTTCAGATCTAGAAACCCAAGCTGGAATATCAAGTATCATACCATAGTCCATGTATGCGTCCATCCATGCAAGAACTTGTTCACGTTTCTTTTGTGCTTTAGGGCAAGAAGGATCTTTCCAATTACCTTCCCAAACTCCTTTACCAATTTGGAAACCACCTGAATCACCTAGTAACCAACTGTTATCTCTATCCCTATTACGAATCATATCCTCCTTAGGTGCATCTTTATTCACATCTAGTTCGGCATGACCTGCACTGTATAAAGTCCAATGATATTGGAACAATCCATCTTTTCTATTCAACCAATTTATTGATTCCATACCATTAGCATAAGGTATACGATTGTAATCAACATATTCCTCAAACCTTTGCTTTCCTACAAAAGTAGCATAAAATCCGCTTAATGCTGGAAGAAATACTGCGTAGTCTTTTTGTTCTTTTGTAAGATCTGTATACATGATTACTTGCTCTGTGCCGGAAGGATATAGTTATATTTTGCTAGTCCACTGTCTACTGAAATCTGCATAGCACCTTGATCACTTAAACTCATTGTAGCATTACCATCAAGATTCAAAATAGCTTGTACTTGTGCAACTGGATATGCCCATGCATGTTTCAAGTCTCCTTCAATACCGTTCTGGAAAACAAATTTACCTGCATGTGTATTTGAATCACCAAAGTAAAATACCAAGTCACCGTTTTCAGCTTTTACTGTAAACACAGTTTCTTCAGCATGTGCGGCACTTTGTAATTTCATTCTAGTAATACTTGCAAGACTCGGAGTAAAGTTTACTTCCCAACTTGCTCCTTTAAATTTTACACTTTTTAATTTTTCATTGATGATTTCAGTAACCATAAAACGAAAATCATTCTGGAAGTCACCAGCTTCATTTTCAAAGTGTATTCCTGTAGGAACTTCTATTCCATTGCGTTCTGCTTTTGTAATAGAAAGTTTGCTGTTCTTTTGATACTCCGGATTCTTCAAATGCAAACTTAATTTGTCCAAGTTTGGCATACCAAAGATGTTTGCACCAAATTCAGCAACTTTGTCTTTTGTGTTAGCAGTAAGAATAACACTTCTGTCTTCTGCCATTGATTCAATCATTGTTGAATCTTCTGTACCAGTCACTTTCACCAAATTCAAAAAGCCTAAGCTATGTGTCTTGGCTACGATGTCTTGTAAAATATCTTTCATTTTGCTTCTCCTATTATGTCAATTATACGATATTTTGTTAATAAAGTCAACTACTTTTTACCCTTTCACGTAAATCACTTGTAGAAAACCTGTGATCACGTTTGTTAAAATGTAATTGGATACCTCTTTTCTTACAGATGTCTTTACCTGTAAAATCCTTTTCCTTATATTCTTCACCCAAAATTCTTATATCTATATGATACATTTCCAAAATGTCTTCTAAATCTTTTTCTGTTTGATAGGGAATAATTTCATCTACATAACTTAATGCAATAAGTTGTGTGTATCTTTCAACTAAAGTTTGTACAGGGGAGTTTTTTTCTTTTCTATCAATGCTTGGATCTATCTGTAAACCGCATATTAGGTGATCGCATTGTTCTTTAGCTTCTCTAAGCATCTGTACATGTCCTGCATGTAACAGATCAAATGTTGAACACGTAAAGCCTATCTTCATTTTATGCCTCTATCTTTTAAGAATTGATCTACTGTGTGTTTTGTTACAAAGCCTAATTCTTTTAATTGTTTTGTATTTGCCTGTGTTATTTTTCTTTCGCCAGTAGTATTTAACTTCACAGGAAGATCAGGTCTTATATCTTGGATCCTTACACTGTAACCAGTACCTACGTCAAGGGATCCATTAAATTTACTATCCATGATTACTTCTATTGCTTCACACAAGTCTTCTATGTGAATGAAATCTCTTTTATGTGCCGTAACATAATCTAGTTTATTATTAAGCAGTTTGTCAAAAAACATATTTGCACGAGGAACTGGTCCGTACACTGTATGAAATCTCATAAAGACAACATTTTTATGCGGAATATATTCTATAACATTTTTACTTGCCGCATAAGGATTAAGATGAGGTTCGTATTGTGAACTTGAACCTGCCACAAGGACTCTTGCATTAGAATAGTGATCAAGTATTCTTTTAGTGCCTTCCACATTATTATTCCAATACTTTTGTGGGTCTGCTAAACTTTCTCTCACTCCACCTATTCCTGCTAAATGTATTACTACATCAACTACATTTGGATGCGGAAGTTCACAAGTTAATATATCGTCACCGCTTTTTATATCTAATCCCATTAAGTCGTGTTTAGTTGATAATCTTTTCCATAGTTCTTGACCTATGAATCCTTCGTGTCCTGTGATTAGTATGTTATGCATCTTTAATCCTTTCGTTTGCTTTCACTACCTCACTTAAGATAGAAAAAGGTGATTTGAAGAACAATCCTGTGAACAGTAAAGCTCTCGTATCTTTAGGAAAACATGCACCTCCAAAACCTCTTTCACCGTCAGGTCCTGGAACCTGCATATGGCTTTTTGTTATTCTTTTATCTATTCCTACCAGTTCAGAAATTTTTTCATAATTTAAATTTGTCATATTACAAAAATCATATACTTCATTAAAAAATGCAACCTTGGTTGCTAGAAAACTGTTTCTTAAATATTTTGTTAATATTAGTTCTTCTACACTTGCATACATAGGTTTAAATCCTTTGACAAGAATAAAAACGTCATGCCAAAATTCTGTGTTACCTCCGCCAAACAACATAAATTCTTGGTTGGCAAAATCTTCGTTTGCATTAGCCGCCGTCAAAAACTCTGGACTAAAAGTAATTTCTTTTTTCATTGCTGATAAAACTTGCCAGCCTTCTAAACTGATTGTGCTTTTTATTAAGATAGGTTTATCACTTGGACATGCTTTTACGACTGTGTTTACTATTGTCATATCACACGCACCACTATCTTCACTTGGAGTTGGAACACAAACGATATATCCGTCCGAGTCATCCGTTATTGTATTTTCATTGTATTGTGGATCTACGATTTTTACATCATATTGATCCTTTAGGATATTGTGTACGGCTTTGCCTACAAATCCATATCCTATTAAGGTTAGTTTCATTTAGTCTGCTCTCCATCTAAATTTTTCTGGTATACAAAAATTTCTTCCTATAAGACATGTATTATCTGCCTTGCATACCCTTTCATGTTTACTATTTTCCCAACAATCACTCTTCCATGGGTCTCCATATTTTTGAAGAAATCTATCCCAAGTATCGTCTATAGTCATCATTGCCGCTATTGGAAGTAACATTGTGATTATAATAATCCACAAAAATGCAACGCCAAATCCTTTATTATGATATGGTTGGTTAGGATCACTCATTGGGTTTTATCTCCTTTGCTTTTTTAATTTTTTCTAGTTTAGGGTGTGGAGTCTTATCATTATAAATGTCTCCAGCCAGTGCTTGTATCTGTTCCACCAAATGTGTAACAAGATCAACATTGTATTCTCTTGTGTGGCTCCTGTATTTTTCTCTGTGAGCTTGTACAGCCAAGCCGTGCATTGCACTTACTTTATCCATAAGTTGTTGTATTGTATGTTGCATATCAGTCTCCAAAATCAAACAGTGTGTTGAAAGTGTTGTTTTGTTTTGTATTTTCTAAATCGTAGTTCAACACACCAATTAAGTTTCCTAACTTGTTGTCAATAATTGTTTCTTCCATTGCATCGTCATCAAACGGAAGTTCTTTGAACCAGTCAGGAATACGTAATTCATCAGTCGGGTATGCAACACTTGTATAGCCTAAAGGATTTTGTTTTAGTTTGCATACAATAACTTTCATGCCGTCAACAATTTCTTGACAGTATCTATCACCATTCATACGTTTTAGAGTGTTCCAATTGATACTTGCCCTTACATGACCTGGCATGTTTGCTTTTCCTTGTTTTTGTTCAAGACGTTGATAATGTCCAATTTTGTTTGCACGTTTCGGAGATCCTTTTTCATATCCAGGACGTTGCTTAAACTCTTTTCTAAACTCTGTAATTCTATCTAGTATTTCTTTTTCAGGTTTGTCTGTAAGCACCATTAATAGTAATTCACTTAAAAAGTCTTGCATGAATACAGGAGTATCGGATCTACGCAAGTCTAAGCCCATTGCTTTTACTTTGCCTGGCTTACCATCTGTGTCAGCTCTAAATCCTTCTAAATCATATACCAATGCCGCATAACGTTTCTTAGTAATATACAAACCGGACTCTGCAACAATTTCTCTACCTGCCGCGATAACTTCTGCTCTACTTTTAGGACAGTGAAATGCTTCAGACATGAATTTTTCAAATGTTGAATTTGCCGCTTCGGCAACCTGATCATATAATGTTATTACGTTTTCTTTTGACCAAGGAATCTTACCAGTAGCAATATCATTTTTCAATATAGGATATGCACTAAAGTATACAGAATCTGTATCACCGTAGATGACTGCGTCACCTGTATGATCATATGTACCAGTAATCACTTTGTTTACTTCAGCACTCATATGTTTTACAATAGTTCTTCCGGATAGTGTAGTGGATTGTCCAATACGTTTATCAAAAAATCTACAACCTGGATTTAGAATAGCACCATACAAACTATTTAGATTAATCTTTTTAACCAATTGCCTTTTGTCCCAGTATTCTATTTCAATCTTATTGTTTGCGTCCTTGGCTTTCTTTAGTTGTGCCTGTAGTTCTTTTCTTTCTTGATACCAACGTTTCAGTAATCCTGGAATAACGCCTTCATGTTCAGTTGTAAATATTGTTCCATTAGACGAAAGCATCCAAGGGTTGTTACTTTCAAAAATTAATTTGTAGATTTCTGCACCGCTTAGAACATCTTCTTTTCCGTTTTCCCAATCAACGTTAATTGCTACATCACGTTTCTCTTCCATTACTGCTTCGTATTCAAGTGTGCCAAACTTGCCTTCCCAAGCACCAGCAAATGATTTCTTTTGTAAGTTCATTGCTTCATTTAAATATGCATCTGTAAGTGTTGGTCTAAGTTGTCCAACGATAGTTGCAGGGTCCATGTTTAATGCACGAATAACACTTGGATACAGACTGTTCAAGTCCATAGAACCAATCCATTTATGCAAACCCTTCTTTGGAAATGCCACATAAGCACCTGCGGCTGTTGAAGATTCAGGATCACGTTTAGGTCTGTTGGGGACTCTCATGCCACGTCTATGTGCTTCATTCACAATAGCCTGTTCTGTAACTGCAACAGCACCCATAGTGGTCTGTAGCAAAACAGTGTTTGCATGAGCAAGTTCGTTACTTAGATCAATAAATCTTAGTTTTTTGTCCAGCTTGTCCAGTAGTGCAACGTCTTGCCGGTTGTATTCGATGAATGTTCGGAAGTCATTGTTATAAAGTTGATCGAGCGTACCTTCATACACAGTTTTCTTTTCACCAACTTCAAGTTCACCAATGGCATCAAGCCTGTAAGTGTGTCTTTCTTCATATGTATATTTACGATAAAGTTCCAAACTATCTAAATGCACTCTGCCTACTAGGTCATAGGTTTCAGCTGATTTGCCATACTTCTCATATTCACGTTTTTTAGGAAGTTGTTTCCATAAACAAAAACGCCTAGTATCATCTTTGCTTAGAACTCTACTAACTCTATTTACCGTATAAGGGATATCATAACCCTCACTGTTCCAACCAGTAATAATATCACTGTCTTCAATAAGATCTAAAAATGCTTGAAGCATATCTGCTTCTTTTTCAAATAGAACACATTCTTCACCCCATTCCTTACACTGTTCTTTAGCTTCTGCCATTGTTAGTGTTTTGGGAGGAACTGCAAGTGTAATAAGTGCATCAAGCCATTGTAAGTGTACAGTGATTGCAGTGATAGGCATGAATGGATCGCTAGGATCAGCAAAGCCTCTTTCTGGATCAAAGTCAGTTTCAATATCAAAGAATGCAACATTTAACTTTGGAGCATCTTGATTCAAATAGTTTTCACTTAAACATTGGAATATAGGATTAATATCACTTTCGAAGAGTTTTCTTTTGTTGTTAATTGCAAGTTCTTTTCGGAAATCTTTTGTTGACTTGCTTACAATTCTTGTAATTGGATCACCATAAATGCTTCTATGCTTTCCTTTTGGATCATCATAATAGAAAGTATACTTTACAGGATATTCTGTGTAAAGCCTCTTACCGTCATTTCTTTCTACAACTCGAATAATATCTGCATCTCTGTCAAAGTATGCGTCTACGTAGCTCATTTATTTTCCTCATACAAAATATCATTTATGTTTCCTGCCAATACATATCTTTTTTCGTTTGCAGGATATACCTTGTGGTGCAAACAAGACGGAAACATTACTATCATTTTATTATACACTGGAAGATGTTGTTCGTAAAGATTATTGATCTCCAAAGTACGATCTTCTACCTCTCTTTTTACAAAAGTTAGAGGACTTGATTCATTTCCACATTGTAAGTAATACACCCAACTGAATCTTGAAAGTGTTCCGTGTTCGTGTTGCTGACTAAATTGTCCTGGCAAGTATTCTTGAAACCAAACATTGGCATCTATGTGCAGATCATTTGCACTAAAAGAATTAGATTCAGTTATGAAGCTTGGTCCTCTAGGAGGGCAAATGTTTTTACAATACCAAAGATGTATTTCATCCATTATGCCTTTTAAAACATCTTGGTGTTCTATGTGTGTATACCAATTTGTTTTCCAGCATTCGTTTGGATTTGCATCTTCGTTGCTTTTTACTTTTAAAAAATGTTGGATTATTTTATTGTCTTGTTCTGTAGTCCGATTTAATTGACCATGTTTCACAGTCAAAGGGTGCGAAATATAGAATGTGCTAGAACTATAGTTATTCATTTACTCTCCACGTTGCTTATGGCCAACGAAACCTTTCTACATGCCCGCCAATCGGCCTAGGGCGTCTTATAATAGTATTTAACTATTTGTCTTTGCCAACAGTTGTAACCAGAGTCTCTAAGTCCTCAAAGTCGTCAGCAACTTTATGCCAGTCACCTTTATGTGCTACTTTGATAGCTTTGTTAATCAATGCAGTTTTCACATTAAGTTCTTCTGAAACTGCTTTTACAGTTTCTTTTAGACCTTCTTGAAGGTCTTGGATCTCTTGTAATACTGTGGCACCTTCGTTTACAAGTCTTTCTAATTTTGCTTTTTCGTCTTGTCCGTAAACTCGATCGCTCATATTATTCTCCTAAGTATTTTGTTATTATATATTATGCTTTTGCAAATGTCAAGCTCTTTAGTTCTGGCTAATGATATCAAAATTACCAAAATGCTTGTAATTGGAAATGTTTAATAAACTACAAAGGCTTTCGTATACACCAAAAGCATGACTTATTTCAATTTTGGTTGTAGAGTCAGAATTTCCCTGCACTTCTAATAGTAAATTGTTATTTTGATACCATTTTATAGATCCAAAATTCTTATTCCATGTATCATTTACATTGTTTCTAAAAATTGATTTATCTATATTTTGTGCATGTCTTAGAACCAAAACTTTTTCTTCATCGATAACTGCTGGTTCTATTTGTGCTTTATTTAAATCATCTATCAATGTGCTATAGTTCAAATCAACAGTTTTACTTTCTTTAAGTATAAATGGATTTACATGTGGACTCATCATAATACAATCTATTGTTTCTTTATTCAGAAAATAATTTGCATAAAGTCTTGATTTTCCTGGATTTACGTTGAAGTATGGATCAAAGAACATACAAGATATTGGAAATGTAGATTCATGCAAAAGAAAAAACACAAAAAATTTTACCGTATCTTCAGTAAGTGTGTTGTTTTTTATTCTTGTTGTAGCATGACGTTCAACAAATGTATCGATTATGTCATTGTGTAAATCTAGTTTACCTTTGCTTAAAATTATCATAGGTGTTCTATAAGTTTTTCTCTTACTTCTTCATAACTACGATTCACAAATCGTATCTTTAATATCACTCTATCTTCATCTTCTTGGATAGGAACACCATGAGATTTTGTAACATTTAAAAGTGCTATCTTGTATGATTCTTTACCGTGATCCTGAAAATCTATTGGTGTTTCTTTTCCACTTGCAATGATATTGATCGCACAAGACACACCAGCATCTACATGTTGTTTGACATCTGTGCCTTGTTTCTGCGTAAGGAAATAATATTCAATATCTTCTGTTCCAAAGATATCTGTAAATATCTTAAAAATTCTTTCACTCTCTTCGAGTTTTATCTTATCGTCTTTTACTTCTGACGATGTTGCCCAAGATGTTTGGGAATTAAGCCATCTAATAAGTTTGATATTCTTTTTTAGAAAAGAACGCTGATCAAATTCTTCAGACTTCCTATTACGATATATAGAATCAGTGTTTATGGTTTCATAGTTAAAGGCCTGACTTTCCTTTATAAGTTTATCTTTGTCAAAAGGAATATCAAACTTATATATAAAATCATTCATACTGTTCTCCTTTATTTTTTAAAATTACCGTTTATATGTTCTTCTATAGGAGCCAAAACTTCATAGCCTTTAATTTTAGCTTTGTAATCATGGTGATCTCCTAAGTAAAGATATTTATAACCTATAGATTTTAACCATGCAGGAACGTGAAAGCTAAATCGCCATCCAATACTTTTTGAGGGAACATCGTAGTTCCAAGCAAACTGCATACTCATTCCTATTTTATCATTAGGATATAATAGTGTTTGCTCCCAAGCTACAAGTTTTCCGTTTTCATATAAACAATTCCACGAATAAAGATCAATGTCATCTTGATATAAAGGATACACACTTTTAAATTTTTTGTATCTACAATATGCAACAAAAACTTCAGTTGCTTCTTCCAGAGATGGCTTACAAGTTACTATATCCTTGTCTAATTCGTAATCTATTTTTGATAAATCGATTCTACCGTACATAATATCCCAACCTCGTCTCATTAAAATATGGTTTTATATCCTCATACCAGTCTTCAAAAGGATTATCAATCCATACGTACCCTTGCTCCGCTAAACTATTTTTATAGTTGTCTGTTGTGTCGCCCCAAATAGGAATATATTCGTTCCATTTATCATCAGTGGTACCGTCTGGATTACCACTTGGTCTAAAATGTATTTCAATAGGATTGTTATCTTTGTATTCTACGTTTATAATAGGAACATCAATTTCTGCTAATTGTTTTGGAAGTTCAGGAGCGGTATCTAATTTTAACCATCTTGTAAATTTGACAAGATTTGTTTTATCATTCCAGCCTTGCCAGTTGTGCAGTAGCTTCCATTCGTGGTAAAATCCTTTATCTTCTTTGTAATATGTTGCAGAGTAGTGATCACCTTCAAAGTATTCGCACCAAAAATATCCTGGAGGAACACTAGAAATATCGCCCTTTTCTAATTTTTGAACTGTTGCACATATACCCATTCCACCTAAGTTGTAGATAGGTCTTATTACATACTCTTTTGTTTCTGGAATTTCAGTAGCACCTGGTCCACATTGGTATCCCATTGTTTCTGCCAGGTATAATTTATTCCACCACTTGTGCAAGTGCGGAAGTTTTCTGTAAAGTTCTCTTTCTTCAAGATCATATTTACGATAATCTTCTATAAATCTTTTTCCTCTTTTGTCTTGTATTGCCATTCGTCTGTATGTCCCACTGACCATTTCGGTGTATTTTCAACTGTGTAATTCTGTGTACACACTTTGAAGTCTGGTTGTTTCCTATCTCCTAGCACAAGACTTTGATCTGTGAAAATTATTCTATTATTTGGTTGTGCGGCGAACTGCCCGTTGTCCAATTTAATTATGTTAAATGATTTATGTTCTGGATCATGTTCGGCAAAGTTAGTATCAATAACATTTCTTTCTCTATGAGCATTGTCTATTGTAAACAAGTATTCACCTTTGTGCATTTTTTTATCCTTACCAAAAAATTGACAGTCGGACAACATTGACTTTCTAATTATTGTTATGTCATAATCAAAACAATCCCAAATTTGTAAAACGTCTAATGGTAATTGATCTTCTTCGTTGTAATCTTCCTTCCAAACAAAAGCTGATATAGGAAGTTTATCAAATAATGCTCCGTAATCTGTAAGTAGTGTTTCAAAGTACAAAGCCTTTCCCATAACACTTTTTGCAGTTATCCACACGCCAGGAGTAAGTTCTCCGTGACCTTTTTCTAAATCATAGAGATATTCTTTCTTTACATATACTGGAATAATTGGGGTATTACAAACTAAAAAAGACATATCAAATATATTTATCTGATATTATTTCTTCTTTTTCTTTCCGGCACAATGGGCTTTTTGTGAAAAGCCTTTAGGGTTAGAACAGTTTATGCTCTTTTTATATTTTTGACTCCACTTTTCACGTAGTGGAACATTTGTTATTTGCAATGTGTACATTGACATCCTGTACAAACATCATTAGCACATTCAAGACATTCTTTATCACA